CCTGAAGAACGTAAAGAGGCTCAGCAGGTAATACTTGGTGCTGTAATTGTAACACAACTATCTACCTCTACAAGGAGAATCAAATGAGGAATATAACAAAATTCATCTGGAAACATCTTGATGCTTGGGCTGGAGAAGCCTTCACCCTTGTGGGCTTGGCTATAGCCTGGATTGTTCTACCTCCTGGCGACAGTCGCAATACTGTGGGTATTATATGTCTTGGGGCTTTTGGGGTGTGGACACTCTTTAAAGTCACCCTAAATACAGAGGATGATGAATGAAAAGAGTTTACGGACCATACAAAGGTTCTAAAGAAAACAAAGGTCGTCCTATCTATGTCATCAAAAAAAATGGTGGCAAGAAGACAACCTCAACTAACAAGGCTCGTTTAGATTATAAAAAGAAAACTGGTAAAAGTCTTACTAAGACAACCCACGTTGACCATAAAGATAACAACAAGCATAATGATTCAAAAGGCAACCTACGTGCTATCAGCCGAAAGAAAAACATCGGCAAGGAGAACAAACGTAGAGTAGGCAAATAAGCCCAAATAAAGGCAAAATTTACGTCTTAAGGCAGGAGTAGGTATAGTTACCTACCCTGCCTCTTTTTGCGTTTTAGAAACAGAATAATCGTGGTCGCGATATGGAGAATAACCACCTAGTTTTTTAATAATTGCATCAATGGCTCTAGTTACTCGCATACGTGCAGCCTTATCATTAGGTAGGTTAATTAACTTGGCTAATGACTTAGAATCTTTACCTGATTCATACCACAAATAAAGAACATTCTGTTGCTCTTCTTTTAGTTTTTCAAATGCTCTAGATATATCTGCCTGCATAGCAAGAAGATTTCCACCTTCACTTGGAGTTCTACTGCTTCTATCAGAGTTAACATCATTAATGTTTTCTGGTTGAGTAAACTCACCACTTAAGACAGAAGGAAGTAACTCTTCAACAATATCTCTTTTGTAATAAAAGAGGTCTGTTATTTCATAACCACTTGTTCTAGCCTTTTGATATTGACAATACTTACTTGTAGCGTTATGTAACGCTCTAGCAAATAACCTTGTTGAATCTTTTTGATTTTCTAATGAGTGCCACTCTTCCGTTTTCTTTGGATGTTCAACAAACCAAAGCCAACATTCTTGAGTTATATCTTGAATAGAAACCATTGGATACTCTTTGCTTTTAGCATAAGATACCGAATTTACCAATGTTTCATATTCGGTAACGTAATCTACCACTTATATGATTTACCTTCTACTATAAAAGAATTACCTATCATTGGTACTGGCACAGGTGTTACCTTGCCTTTATCAATATAAAGAATTCCGAAACCAGATTGCCAGTTTGCTGAACCACCTTTTAGATATGTGGCTTGTTTTAAATCCATAATGTTTCCAACTTCAAAGCCGTACAAACTTGATGTTTGTTTACCATTGAATGATGTGTTGTGATGGATAATTCCTTGCTTATGTGTATGTCCACATACGACTGACATACCAATCTTTCTTGCTAATGAGACTGCAGTACCACCTGCGTAGCGCGAAGTTGCGCCTTCATCACCGTGACCCATTACCCAACCAGGGGCAAAGTTCCATAGTTTGTTGTGGTAAGTAATATCTAAGTCACGATAACCAAGAAGTTTTTCATACTTCAAATCTCTCAATGAGGCGAGGGCGGGCGCATCGCGTTCTATGTATCTCTGTATGCGGTCTCCGTGATTTGAGCGCATAAGGTGAAAAGGTTTGTTACCTATTGCTTTACGAAACTTACTCATAATAGATGTGGTTTCATCTAAATCTCTTTGAAGATTAGAATGTTCTGCTGCGTATCCTTTAGACCAACGTGCTGGTGCTAAACAATCTGCTTCATCACCCACGCAATATAATTCTTCTGGCTGATAATCTTTAACGAACTTTATTACTGCATTTATTGCTGGCTTGTTATGCAGAGGAATCTGCATATCACTTAAGACTACAATGCGTTTCACTCAACGCCTTCCCATTGTTTATCTAGCACCATCATAGCGATGATTGCATAGTTTGCTATATCCATAAAAGAATCACGTAATGATTCATTCTCTGGCGTTGCACCTGTTTCAATAAGATTATTAATGCGAGCAAGTTTATCAAACATTCTTACTCTTAATCCGTTTAATGGACCACCAGGTGAATCAGAAATATTCTTTGGTCCGTAATCTTTTTGTTTCTTAATCAACAACTCTGCTAAACCATCTGTGTATACATAAGTTATTTCAGCAAATCTTATTTCGTTGTACATTAGGCTGCGACCTCAATTTTTTCTGTTAGTAGGTGTTGTTGATTAGATGCGAATAAACTATTGACATCTTCTCCTTCTGGAATATTAATTTGAATTACTCCAGGGATTCTTCTTGCTAAGTCTTTAGCAAATTCTTTACCTGCAGAATCTCCATCTGCAAATACATAAATTCTATCGAAGTCAGAAAGAATTCTGAAATGATGTGGCTTGATGTTCTTAACTCCAGGAACACCAAATGCTGGGAATCCTAATTTAGATAAGGTGATTGTATCAATCTCACCTTCACATAAACATATCCAATCAGTTGCTTGGAAGTATGCACCAACATTATATAAATGTGTTGTTGCTCCAGGGATGCCTAAATACTTTGGCTCTTCGCCATTAATAGCACGAAATCTAATATCTACTACGCCTGCTTCAGTGATGTAAGGAATTGATAATCTTCCTTTATATGGTTCGTGTCCAACTGTAGGTTCAGCAACAACGCCTAACTTAAATCTCTCTACGTCTTGAAGTGAGAGACCCCTCTTTGCTAGGTACTCTTCTGCCAAGTTTACGTGTGCTTGATACTTTGATGCTGCTTGTTCCAGCAATCTCTTCTGCTCTAGACTTTGCTTCACTGAATGATACTCCTTCTTGCTCCATAATAATCTTGAAGATGTCACCTTTAACATCACAAGCAAAACATATAAATGCGTTATCTTCGTTACTTACTGTCGCTGATGCGTTTGAGTCAGAATGAAATGGGCACTTCATAGAACGCCAACCTCTACCTGATGGTACCTTACTTGCGCCGTAAGACACAAGTACCTTAGAAATCGCCGACTCTGACATTAATATCCTGCTTCAATCAATAGATTTATATATACTTTTACTGGCATTGTGGCATACCATTCACCAACATTCAATGTGCCACGCTTCTTATGTATAACAGCACCAGTCAATGCTTGAGAATTCTTCATCTCAACTTCTAACTCTTTAAGCCAACCAGATAGACTCATAGTCTTGTGGTCTTTAATCTCTAAACAGACATCTTCTATACCTGAGATGTCGCCTTTATCTAAACTACCTTGCAAGGCTCTGCGTTCTACTTGAGCAAACCCATTTTCCTTAAAGTACTTAACTACAGCAGTTTCTGCAGCAGTGCCCTTTTGCTTACTTGGATTACTCATATTCTAAGAAATTCGTGACGACATTTACGCATTTTATTCACCTATATTTGATTCGTTGTTGCAGGTGCAATACCACGTCTTAAGACATACATAACATTTGCCATCATTATCCTTAGACATTAATCTCTCGGTCAATATCATCTAAGTTCATATATTCAGGATTAAACTTTAGGTATACAGCATCAGTACCACTAGCATTAGCAGCACCATATCTATTCTTTACAGGTGATACAGCCATATCTCCTGCAGGTGTAATAGCCATAGTGCAAATCAATGCTGGCATCTGTGAAACTTTACCTTGGATACTTGAACGTGGAGGACAAGGATTACCAGTAAATGCTTCAGAGGTGTGATGTAGTAAAAGAATTGCAGCGTTGGTATCTCTTGCTAAGAATTTAATTTCTTTCATAGTAGAACGCATTGCAGACCACTCTTCTCCACCACCATCTGAAATATCTACTAAGTTATCTAAGATAATTAAATGTGGATTCTGTCCGTGCACTTCTTCAAATGCTAAAACTTCTTCATCTAAATCAGATAAGGAAGGTGCAGCATCAAATGACCAGAAGATATGTTTAGCGTTCTTATTAATAATATCTCTAGCCTCAGATTGTTCTTCTGAAAGTATTCTTTCTGCTTCATCTTGCGTCTTACCTGTAACCATAGAGAACAAGCGCATACTCATAGTGTGTGCGCCTGTATCTGCTGAAATGTAAAGTGTTGGAACATTGGAACGAAGAGCCATAGCGAGGGCAAGAGTTGACTTGCCCACGCCTGGTGCCCCAGCAAACATTGATACTTCAGAACGTCTAAGAATTATTTTCTTCTTCTCGAACGCTCTAAAAACAGGACGAAGAGGTTCCCCACCTGCTTCAGTCTTGCCAATTGTTCTACTGAGAGTTCTCATTTGTTATACCCAACCTGGCTCTCCACGTTTAATCCAAATAGGTTCACATTGGTCAGATGTACCTTTAGCAGATGGACACATCCACGCTTGCCAAGGACCCTTCGCGCTTGCTCCTGCTTTGTGTTTACGTGTTCCGTGCTTACAACTTGGTGATGGTGTGTTTGGCGCAGCAACATTAATTGATGCAATAGTTCCACCAACTGATTGTGCGATTTCAGAAATAGACATTGGGTTCATCATTTCTTCTAATGCCCCAATAACTAATTCAATTTGACCAGCAACAGCATCACTTATATTTTTACTAAATGATGTTATATCATCTCCACGAACAGTAAGGATTGTTCCTTTAGATGTCTTTACGTTTGCTACAAACGTTGATTCATTTGACATTTATTACCTCTCCTAACGGAAGATAGTTTTTACCATCTACCCAATAGCAGTGCTCTTGATAAGAGCACAGTTTACATCCCTCGAAGTTAGGCAGATATACGTTGTTCTCTCTTGCTTTTTGAAAGAGAGCAACCATTTCATCTAACTTTCTTAATGTAAATTTATCTAGGCTAGTAGGAATACTTGTGCTTCCTTGTCTAGCCATCCAGTATACGCCGTAAGACGGACGCATTCCTAATGCACGTTCCATCATACAAGCATAAACCTGTAATTGTAAATCCGATTGAGGTGTTCTTATTCCTGTCTTAAGGTCTAAGATTACCAACTCTCCCTCAGGTGTAACAAATACTCTGTCGATAGCGCCTTTCATTTGTACGCCACCAACTTCAATTTGAATCATTAATTCTATTGCAGGTTTTCCTTCAGGTGTTGTCCACAGCGTCCAACCTGAACCCTTGCGCCAATCAATCCAATTGTTTAAGAATGTTTTTCCATTCTCAAACCACCAGTCATAGTTCTCACCATTAGGGTTAGCCTTAGATGTTCTTGTTGATTGCCTAAATGACTCTTTAGGTATTAAGTCATAACTTCTATCTTTAGATTCTATAGTCCAAGCATCAGACCAAATCTTATCTATGTCCAAAATAATCTGTCTCCGTCTTCAATAGGTAAAAAGCCTACAGCCTTAGTTACTTTTTCTTTGTTATCAAACTCTGTTGTCGCTGGCAAGTTATCTTGTTCTGTCCAAGTTATGTTATCCAACTTTAACAAGTTAAAAGCCCATACTCCTT